ACGGTACGACTTACCATTGCGCAGCGAGTAGTCAAGTATGAGTTCACAAACTGGTACAGTTAGCTCTACTACAGGCACTTCTGGGTGGACGAACCCGAATAATATTTTTGTCAGCGACAACGTTTATGCGGTAACTAGCAGTTCAATTGAAGATCTCGGTGTTAGCGGTTCTATATATGCATTAGGTAACGGGTTTTCTGTGCCGTCTAGCGCGACAATTGACGGTATTGAAGTTGCCATAGAAGGTAAAAATTCTTTATCAGGTAATGGTTTTAGGGTTAGGGCTAATAGTAGTGATATTTTTTTAAGATATTCTGGTGCAAATTTAAGCACTAACAGCCCATCTGGAGTCACTACGAGTACGACATGGTCTGGAACAACTGAAACAACAAACGTTTTTGGAAGTAGAGCTAACTGTACCAGTTTGTGAACTCATACTTGACTACTCGCTGCGCAATGGTAAGTCGTACCGTCATACCACCAGTTAATAATAGCGGATTTATTTGCTATCGTTGTGGAAAATGTCGCCCCGTAAAATCTAAAGTTTGCAGGCCAAGTTATGCCGTATGCCGCGCTAGTTCCATCGCTATCAAAGAGTATTTGACCCCTGCTATATTGAGGAGGTGTAGTAGTCACAGTATAAGTCACCGCGCCTGTAAGCTCGTTTTGAAGAATCAAAGCCGCCGCCGCTAAATCCAAATTAATCGCGCCTGTTGTAGTCGTGATTGTGGTCGGTGTTGACATTGAAAAATTCTTGACGTTTGAAATGCTATTAGCGCCAAAGTCTGCATATGTCGTGCTGATTAATGTACCGCCAACAGGGAAAGTAACCGCCGTTGTTCCTGTCATTGTGAATGTGGAACTATAAGCGCCAGATGTCGTGAAATTACCCGCTAAAACCAATGTCTTACCGTTAATCGTTACGTCATTTGCACTTAGCCCATTTGCGCCAAGATCAACGTCTTGCGTTGCGCCTGTGTATGGGACGAAAGACTTGATTAAATTGGCAGGCGCATCGATCCAAACGTGCTTTGTGCCAGCAGCAAAGCTAACAAAGGTATTTGCATTACTCGAAGCATAAACAGTCGTTCTAGTGAGAACCCCACCAGTTCCCCATGAGCCTAGCCCAACCTCCCAATCTGCCGTTGAATTGCCTGAGCTATCGACTGATTGAATCGCATAGTAAAGTGTATCGGCATTTGCACAGACCGCAGAGAATGCCTTGAAGCCTGTCAAAGCACCGCCCAAAGTTAAAGCCCCTGTCCCTGTTGTGGTAGAGCTTTCTTTAATCCGATCCGCGATAATTAACGCCATTTTTCACCTCTTAATTATTGCCAGAATTTTACCCCTTCAAAACTTTAGGAGCAATCATTATCCTATTGCGATCCAACTAATACCCGCACTTGCAACCGCCGCGCCTGTTGCACGATCCCGAGCTTTAAATGTAATTGACGTTGTTGATTTTGCAGTCACATAAACATTCACATTATCAGTAGAGTTTCCAACAGGGGAATAGCTAGTATCAGGAAAGCTAACAGTTACCGTCAAGTCACCCGAACCGTCAGCAGCTTGCGCACCGCTGAATATCCGCTTGCCCCATGTCGGTGTTGCGCTACTTCCCGCGCTAGTTAATATTTGACCTGATGATCCTGCATCCGTGTTTAAAATCAAAGGAGTTGATGCGCCTTTGAATCTAATTTTCCCTGTAAAACTCGCCGAATAACCCGAACTAGAATTTGTAACATCCAAAGCTGAATCAGTAGATGTCGAAGTAATAAACACTGTCGGCTGTGATGATGCGACAGTATCAATAACAGAGAATGCTGGATTGGCATTGTTATCGTTTTTTACCGCAGATAATAACGGGCTACCGAGACCAGATACCATGTTCACATAAGACGTACCGCCTAAAGTGAATTTTGCCCCGCCAGATGCGTCAATATTCCCAAGTAACGATAATCCAGTTCCATTCCATTTTATGTTATTGCCTGAATTCCCCAAATGGAATTTATACGATCCACTATCATACCCAAGCCAGAACCCCGCAGTCGTATCAGAGTAGGAAGTTTTCCCACCCATAAATGATCCAGCAGTGCCAACCGTCAAGCCCCCTGTAACAGTCAATGCGCCTGTATTTACCGTAATTGCAGATAAATTTCCGACCTTCAAACTTGAGATATAAGGCGTTCCCCATGTAGTATTACCCGTTGCAGGGTCAGCGATACCGTCCGAGACATAAAGTGAATCTGTACTGCTTGGGTTTGGATCAGTTGCGCCCCATGTCGCAGCAAATCCCCATGTTGAGGTAGATTGCGCACTACTTGGATATGCCACGTTTGTCGTGGTGACACTTCCCGTTACTGGAGCTGGATTACTTGGAACACGCGCATAACATACGCGAGCAGATAGTCCATTCCCACCAGAATACCCCGCCGCAATGATGCTTGCTGTCGCCCAATTGATCGTTGATGTAGTCGCCGCCGCGCCATCCGTCACAGTGATACTTGCCGCCCAAAGCGTAAAACCTTGTGTTGGCGATGTGCTACTTGAAACAGACCACCCAGAAGGAACCGGAGTTATTGACCCATCAGCCCACGTGTAAGTAGATGATCCTGAAATAGTCGGGATAGTTGCCGCCCATTGATAGACTGTAGCCTTCGCAGTCTTAGCGCCACTAGAACCAGTTGCGCCGTTTTGCGACCAAGCAGAGACCGCCGTGCCAGCCCAGGCAATCGTTGTACTTGTTCCCGATCCTGTGACTGATTTTGTCGCTACCCATAATTGAATAAGTTGGGTTCCCGGATTAGCAGGAACAGCAACCGACCAGCCATCGCCGCCCGTATAAGACCCATTTGTAGCAGTCGCCCATGTGAAAGTGGAATTCCCCGTTGGTGTTGATGGTGTAGTCGTTGACCACTGATACAAATAAGCCGTAGCAGTCTGATTAATGACGACTGTATTAGCCACCAAGCCAGCACTAGCGCCAAACGTCAAACCTGATTTATCAAACGAGTCATAACCAGCGTATTTGATGTAATACGTTGTTGTATCGGTTAATGGCGTTCCATCTTGCAGAGTGGTGATCGTGTAGGAAGTATTCGGGCCATCATAAACAAGAGTTGAACCGCTTGGAGTAAATCCGTTTGTAGTGCTGATATGAACCTGAATGCCTGCAAAGTCTGAATCACTTGGCTTGTCGCAAGTGAATACAAACGATTTCAGCCCCGATACGATCTTGATATTAGACAATGCGCCAATTTGCGTATTAGTGACCGCTAAAGTTGCGAATGCACCCGCCGCGCCGTTGGCGTTGATGCCTTGAACTTTGATTGTAATTTGTCGCCATGGCCCACCATCAGCTTTAGCATCAGCAGCAGAATAATCAAACCGTAAAGCATCACCGACATTAACCTGTCTGCGTATGGTCAATGTGATAGTGTCTAAAATCTGCACGTTGTAACTAGCAGCGTTCCCGACTCGATCCCATTTGAACTTTGCAGTGTCTAATGTAAAAGTGCCTTCTAACGCCAAGTTTGCAGGCGCTACGGGAGGCAAATTAGCCTGAGCGCCTGTCACTGTGTAAGTGTAAGCTGAAACGTCTGCGAGGCTTTGCAAAGCGCCTTTGTAGAAGTTAAACGCGAGCAACTTGATATAGATCGTTTTGCCGATGTAGTCCTTAGTTAGAGGCATCTTTGCAATCGCCTCATCACATCTAACAAAAGAAGAACCACTTGCTTTTGATGTTTGACCGCTTAAATATGCGCCACGGCTTAAATTAGGCCCGAGCGTATAGGCATTAGCGCCTGTTAAAGTGGCGGCTTGATATGCGAAAAATTCCCCGCCAACATAACAGAGCGTTGCCAATTGCGCCAAGTCCGTAGCAGAACCAGCCAATAATTGACCGCCAGCGAGCAATGATACTCCTACCGTTTCGTTATACGATCCAGCAGAGCCACGACTCGCCATTGTCGTTGTTGTAGTCCCATAGCGCGACTTGCCTTGCATCGTGTAGGCGCGTTCGTATGTCGTACCATCAAGGCTAGTCCAAATCTCGCAACCGCCGTAATTATCGCCGCCGCCTGTCGCAAGCCAAATCTCCAAGCTATCTGCACTTGCCGATGACATCGCAGCGACACCTTCAAAAATGACAGGCGTAAATGCGTTACCCGGTGGAGTGTTGTAGTTATGTTCAAAACCAGACCCGCTACCAGAAGGATAAAGAGTCGCAGATGCCGAACCCTTGGGGAACTCTTCCGCAGTAATCGTTAATTCGCCTTCTCCATCTTCCTCAATGGTCTTAATGCGTACAGGCTGCAAATTCAAGCCAAGACCAACATCAGTGATGGTGACTAAATCCATTGGTTCAAGCGCGATCTTGTTCCACCCCACCTTAAATTCGTATTGATTGCGAATGTATAAAGACCGTTGCAAGAGTAATTGCGCGACTACCCGAGCAGTATCCTTGTCGCATATCATGTGAGCCTGAACAGTCGCCATTGATCGAAGCCCGTAGTTCTCAATGTCAGCTTGATCCTTAGCTTCCATGATTTCGAGATTGTACGAATTGGCACGATTGCGAAATTCTAGCTGAACTCGGTTATATGCATCAGATTGTGCTGTACGTGTAACTTTTACAGGCCCATTGTCGCCATTAGGCAAAAAGTCATTATCATTTAAATCGTAAATAGGCGATGTATTAGGCGTGTAAGTAACGCCGTTGCCAGTAATAGGCATGTCGCAGTAAGGGACGAATTTTAAAACGCCCTCAGACCATACCATTCCAACATTTGCAATTGCGGAAATTTGCTGTAAGAAATTAACTGCTGGAGCTTGCTCAGTTAAAGCAGGACTTACAAAAATGTCTTGTGCTGTGCTGCTGTTTTTGAAGTCTGTCAATGACCCAATGCTTGCAAGGTTAAACCCCGCGCCGTAAATCGGATTAGACAAGAAATCTTGAACGACATCAGCAGGATTCGCATCGGGAATAGTTGAACTGAATTGCAAAGCCGCATCAACTTCAAAAGAGTGATTATCTACTTCGGCATTTCCGGTTAGTGCATAGTTAGAACCATACACGTAAGAAATGCCAGAATACCCAACTGCCTCGGTAGGATGCTTTGAGGTCAAATATCCCCAAGGCGCTTGACCTTGATAACCATTTGCAAGTGAAAGACCTAATTCAGCAATCGCGCTTACATTCGCTTGAGTCGAAATATAAACGTAAGTAATCCTAAAATTATAGATTGGTGCTGTCGTGAAAGTATAAACGCCGCCCGAAGTTACGTTGTAATCGACTCCTTTGACTAGCGCCTTCCACACTGGTTTGTATTCTGTCTCTTCAAGAATCTGGACACTTACATTAGATTCAAATGTTGCGGCATTGGTAACAGTAAAAACCGTTCCACCAGTAGGCGTAAAGGTCTGAATTGTCTTGACCGTCTTAGTAGTAGTAGCAGAACCGCCATAGATGTTTTTACCCTTCCATGCCGATCTAATGCCCAAAATAGGGCCTTCTGCAATTGCCATCATGACCGCAGCGGAATAAGTGTATGTTGTCGTGGATTGCTTAATACCACCCGCGCCGCCCTTGCCGCCTGATTGCGTCACCTCTGTGTGTGGAGTAGCTACAAAATCACCGTACCAAATCAAGTTACCAGTTATGCGAGTGCGACCCCATACAATAGGGATTGCAAGCCCATAACTAGATTGCTGAATGTTGACCGCGCCAACCGCTGGAGTAACATTACTTATCGTTGCAGGTGATCCACCACTCATTTTTTACGCCCAAAGAGAAAAATATTTAACGTCTCGACCTTCGAAAATACCCGCATTCATTTTTTCGAGAACCACGCCTATGCCAAGATACGAATGAACGATTGTATTGTGATCCACGATGATACCGCCATGGCTAAAGCATCGTCCAAACTTCCATAGCGCAATGTCGCCAATTTTAGGCGATTCAACTTCTTTTGCATATTGATGCAACCATCCCATATATCTTTCACCGTCTCGATGCAAATGCCAATCTGGAGGATATGGTCTAGGATCAACATGAGGTATTAACCCGACCTTTTCATAGACCTCGCATAAGATCGTTGCGCAATCCACGCCAACGCCTTTAATGCGCCCTTGGTGATGGTACGGAGTGGCAATCCAAGTCTTTACCTCTTCGACCACTGCATCACGTTGTTCTTGTTCGGTCATGATGTTAATCCTTGGACTAACTTTGCTTGCTCAATAGCGCGTTTAAGCAAAAAGTCTTTGATGTTATCTAGGGTCATTTCGTTATTTATCCTAGAATTTTTAGGGATCGATTCAGGCAATTCATCAAGAGCTTTTTGGACTTGTTCCTTGTCGCTATAAATGCAATAAATGACAAAATCACCAATCCCATGGTCAATATAAAGCCCAACGTGGAATGTTTTCATGCTGCTGTCTCCGGTACAGGAATAAACTCAAAGCCCTTGAAATTAACCGTATTTGAATACTTATTGGTGCAATCGCCTGTCCTTAATTTATCACATCCGGGTGATATGCTAAACGCCGTGCCTGCAACAATCGGGAAAGGGAACGGATTAGTAAAGTAAATTTTACCACTCGCAAATGATTTTACTGTTCTAGTCAATCCTGTATTCGCGCCGCTAGTAAATTTCAATGCGCCCATGTTGAAGTAATTAGCTGCTTGTGCCAATGGCGTATTAATCGATCCATCAGCATTTATAGATGTTACCGTGCTAGTCGATGTAAAAAGCGACTTTTTGACCGTGCAACCCTCACTGTAGAGCGTATGCAGGCATGTTGCTTGATACAAGTTAGGCGGCATTTGAACGTTAAGCGTTTCGAGTCGTGACTTCGCGGTTAATTCGATCATGTTGCGCTCAGCAGTAAAATCTGAAACCGTACCAGTGAATAAGCTAACCGTACCAACAGGCGTACTCCAATTGCTTAAAAATAGTTTTTCAACGACCACAATAGCGCCATCAAATTGACCTTGCACCGCGGCTGAAATAATCGGTACGCTGTTAATCAATGTCGTTGCATCAGCGCCGATTTTAAGAGTCAAAGTATCGACCTCAATACCAACGACCCACTTAACGTTACTTCGCGTGATGTTTAGCCCTTGGCTTGCATACGTTTTGCTGTTGTATGTAATCGGTGATTCTGCCGTGGTGTAATAAAGCGTTGTACCATTATTCATCGCAATCGTATAAAGATCAGCCATGTAGAACTGATTGCTTGAGTTGATTAACGTAATTAATGGTGCGGATAGAGTTCTCATCTTGCTGTAACCAATTCTATTTTTTTCAAAGTCCAAAGGTCTTGCATGAAGTTTTCGTATTCGGATTCATCTTTTGCAAATCGCACTCGGTAGTAAAAGAACCCAAGCCATTTAATGACCGCGCCGCTTGCCGGAGCTGTTGCAAATGTAATTGACAACCCATCGTTTGTGATGCCACTAAGCACAGGAACGTCATTGACAGTCACCGCCACGATGTTATCAGTATAGCCGATAGGCTCTACCCATGAGCCGATTTGATGCACCAGCCTGAATGTCTTTGTTGACCCGTTGCCAGTCCCTACGACTTGATACACTGCGTTATTGTCTGTGGGGTCTTTATAAAGGAAGTCATCGAATGAGCCTTGGCGCAAGTTGTAGAACCCCATGATAGACTGGAGCTCCGCATTCACTACATCAGCGCGAAGAAAATTAAACGATAGAGTGAATCGCCAAATAGGATTTTGATAGTAAGCCGCGCGAAGTTCCCGACCATTTACAGACCGTTGAACTTTCGTTGACCACGTTGGGATCTTAGTCGTTGACCAAGATAACCCCGCCAAAGTTGGAAAAATTGCGTTGCTCATCGTGTAGCAAAGTTCCTATTTTGATTTTTCAGAGAAGCGAATAATGCGCTACCGTTTTCCATAAATAATTTCTTCACACTAGCAGCGTCAACAGCGTGAATTGTAACATTCATACCGCCGCCCGTACCGCCATTTTCTGCCATGTTACGAACTGCATCAGCTTGTGCAGCAGGTAGAACCATTTCCTTTTCGTGCAACTGAGTAATTGGATTTAAACCCGATGGAATATCAAACCCGCCCTCAGCCGATGCGATACGACCAGCGAAACCAAGAACAACACCAGTTGCAGCAACCGCCGCCGCTGGAGCAAGAAATGGCCCAACGATAGGAATCATAGAAATTGATTTGTAAACCGCCGCTGCAGCCTCCCATGCTGCCGACGCGATGTTCTTAATTGCCGCCCAAGCCGTTGCCATCACCGACTGACCAGCAGCCCACCAACTACTCGCCACACGAATTACATTTCCGCCAACTGTCGCCGCCGTTTGTGCATTTTCGCCAAAAATCCACATTGTTACTTTTTTAGCGATGAACTGAGAGAATGCGCCTAATATACCTTGCCATAAGGAAGCCAATCCTTGCCGCAAGGTCATTGCACCACTAACCATTCCAGCAATTGCGCCTTCAAATGATTGACGGATTGAACCGAACATATCAGTAAAGTTTTTAGTCCCTTCCAATGTTGACTTGGATTGAATCTTTCTTACTTCGTCACTGTGCTTTTGTTCCATCTCTACGAGTTGGTCATTAAGCTTTTGACGTTCAACTACACTTCTTGTCGGGTCTTTTTTCAGCAATTCAATACGATCCAAAATTGCTTTTTCTTGAATCGCAAACTTGCGGTTTTCAAACTCAATTTCGCTTTGTAACTCTTGCTCTTTTGTTTGCAAGCCCATCGCGCTAAGTTGCTCAGAGAATTGGCGCTCTGTATCAATCGCCGCCAATCCCATTTTTTCTTTGAACGCAATTTCTTCTTCGCTTAGAGCTTTGTTTTCAGCAGCTGATTTCTTTTGAATCGCAAAATTAATCTCTGCCGACTTTTTCTTTACCTCATTTATTTTTGCATCGCCGTTGGAAAGGCTTGCAAGCTTTTTGTCCCAGAATGCCTTATCAGCTTCTAAGGTCTGCTCGCGCATGTCGTTTTCAAGCATGTACTTGGTTTTCTGCTCAAGTAGTTCTGATTCCCACAACTTCATGCGTTCGTCTTTTGCTTTTCCTTCTTTTGTCTCGCCGCCTGCCGATCTTGGCGCATCTTTTGATGGTTTAGTTGATTCTAACGGCGTTACTTTTTTAGCCGCGCCAACTTCGCCCATTAAAGCGTTGGAAATATCTTCATTCCCTTTTTTGGCGATTGCCGTCATCTTATTTACAGTGGCATCAAAATTAGCCACCATCTTATCGCCCGTTTCACTTACAGCCGATTTGATACCGTCCCAATCAAGGTTCAACGCTGCGACAGCAACCGCCGCCATACCTTTTAGGATGATGATGACATTCTCAATACTGCTTACAATGACCGCGCAAACTTCCTCTACACCTACTCTAAACCCAATAAACGCAACTTGGACAATCCGAATCACGTTCTTAAAAAATTCCATTGCCGTAATTGTTTTGCCGCCAGAACCGAAAGCATCGGTAAATATCCCAACAATTGCACCGACCGAAGTAGATAGCGCCGACCATACCGCCTTTATGGAATCAATAATAGAATCTTGAATGGTCAAATATCCCTGCATCGCCGCGCGTGTCGCTTCGATAGCATCAGGCCCGATTGATGCGAACCAATTTGCCATTTCTGTTAAACGTGGAATCATTTCGCGCCCGATAGTGACGCTAATGTTTTCCATCGTTTGTGAGGCTTGAATATTGGCTTCTTTGTAGTCCTTCATTTGCTGGACTAGCTCTTTGCCGACTACCTCGCCCATTAATTCGGCTTCTTCTCTGGACTTTTTAGTTTCGCCTTCAAACTTATTCACCGCGCCAGAAACATCGCCCCATGCGCGACCATAAATCTTCATACCTTCAATATTGCGATCAGTACCTTCACCAAACTCTCTGAGCTTGGCATTTGTTTCCATCATAATATCTTTGGTGTTGCGGAAATTTCCGTCTTGATCGCGTGTAGCTACGCCGAGTTTTTTAAATGCATCCTCATTTTTATTGAGTTGCATTGTGACCTTGCTCGACATATTCGATAAGGTCTCTTGAGATATGCCGAGGTTATTTGCAGCAGATAGGAAATAACTTGCCTCGGTCGCGTTAATGCCTAACTGCTTACCAAGCGCAACGGCTTCCGATGTGGCATTGACCGCATCAGATACAAAACTTTTCAATGCAGAGCCACCAGCAACCGCAGCAGTAAAAGCCGCGAAGCCTGCCGTAATCATGCCGAAACCAGCATTGAGGCTTTCAAGATGCGACTTCATACCGCTAACACCGTTTTGCACAGTGTCTTTTGCGGCTTTCATTCCCGCTTCGAGTTCGTCTAGCTTTGCGCCAAACTTTACATAAATACCGTCATTGTCATCGGCCATTTAAAAACCTCCAAGTGGGAATGCTGCCATTAATTCTTTGGCCGTTTCTTCTTCGCTCTTTTTCTTCGGCTTTTCAATTCCAAAGTATTTAGCGATCATAATATGCGCAGGCGGTGAATATTCCCAATACCTGTTTAATGCCTCAAGTCTAGGAATATCGAGATCATGTCTCACTTGGTCAAACGTCATTGATGTTGAGCAAACCAAGTGAGCATATAACTCATCCCAATCTAAGGGCTCACCGCCGTCACTTCCCCCGACTTGTCGCCGTCCTTCTTAACCAAACCAGACACGTTCATGACAGCATACATTACGTCCTGCATGTTGCTGATATCAACCAACTCAGAGACACTTTCGCGGGTCATTTCAGGGTAGTTTCGTTTGAGCGAAGATGTCAAAGCATCGATCACTAAACCGACATCACTCATGTCGCCATTGTACTTGGCTAAACGACCCTGTAAGGCTTCCACCGCCGCCAAACTTAATGGCGGCACGATCAATGTTTGACCGTCTGAAAATGTAACCTCAATACCTTTTACGCGCGGCGTATTCATGTCAATCCTTTGTCTAGTTCAGTTAAAAATTAAGCGTCAGTCAATGCCCATGTAGCAATTTGACCGTCAGATTTTGCGAATGCTTGGAAGTCAAATTCAGGAACCATGAAATCATCCAACTTAGTCGCAAACCCCATTTTACTAGCGATACAGTTCGGGAATGTGAGAATCAAAGTTTTACCTTGATAATTCATCGCAAATTCTGCTGTAAATGTTGGCGCATAACCCATTGGCAAATTCATTACAGTGGATTTTTTCGCCGTGGTGCTAGTCGCTGTATATTGGAAGTCAATGAATACAGTACGAGTAGAATCAGCAGCGGCGAACGTATAAACACCCGCCGTTACAGAGTATTGGCCCGTAGCAGGCGCACTTGCAACGCGAGTAAATGGAATGCCGTTTGAATCACGAACGCCCAAGTCTTTTGACCATGTACCACTACCTGGTACTGTTGGCGTTACTGTCGCCGCCGCAAGTTGACCTGTCGTATCAAATACGTCTGCAATGATGCCGCTTGTCATCGTTTGACCGAAAAACAAAGAGTTAATCAAAGAGCCGTTCAACTGAGCCATTTTAGCTTTGCCAGTAATCTTGCCTTTGCCGCGACCAACAGCAACCGCAAATTGCAATTGACCGTGAAGCTCTTTTGTTTCAAAGCTCATGTCAATTGCGATGTCTTGCAATGTGCCGAATAAAACGGGAGTTGGATTAACCAACGCCGCGCCTGTTGCGTCTGTTGTAGGGATGCCCCAAAGTGTTCCCGCGCCGAATGCGTATTGTGCCATGATGTTTTCCTTTACTGTTAGTTAGTTTCTGCTTTTGCTTTTGGCGCTGTGACTTCGGTGAAGCCGTTACTCAAAATCAAAACTTTATCATTATCCGGAAGGTCGATAGTTCCGTCATCTTCTGCGACATATTCAACACCAGCAATATTGATTCCCTTTACATCTTTTGGGCATTTAAATTTCATGATCTTTCACTCCTTAAGTTACAAGTATTTTGATGGGGACTATTGCTAGTGCTTCATCGCCTAAATTACCTTCAAAAATCTGCGTTACGCCTTCGATCCAACAATGATGCACTTTGTTATTAAGCGTCTGTGTCGTGTCATTGGTAGGCTTTAATGCGTTCTCTATTGCGTCTAAAATTGGATTGAGTATTTGCGCCGATTCCGATTCATTTTTCCGCACGTTGACCCACAAGCTCGACTCTAAAGTTACGCGAGGCGGTTGACCTCTTACCACTGTTCTACTTTCGCCGTTCATCTCAAGATACATAGCAGGCTGTGATTCGGGAGGTATCTCAGTGAATAAAGTTAGCTTGCGCGTGAATGTAATCACTTGGCTCGATAAATTAGCATCAGCCTTCAAGTGGTCAAACAATGCGTTATAAATTACCTCGCGCGCTAATTCCATCTTAATGCCTCTCTAACCGACTTCGCTAAATTCTCTTTGATTCTTGGCATATTCTCTTCAAACGAATTGCGCAAGAACGGTCTTGCTGAAATACTTTTCATTGCTGGAGGATGCTTTGCTAAATACTTTTGCAATGCTGTGCCACTTAAAGATCGTGGGCCACCTCTCGCACCTGCCCCAACTTTACGACTAAATCCCAATTCCCAAAACCGACCATACTTAACATTTGTTCCCACTATAGCCGTGAATGTATCAGTTCCTTCGCCTTCAAACTTCGCTGTGATCGATCTTCTTAATCTACCAGTTTGAACCTGCAACGATTGTCCTGTTAATTTTTGCTCTTTGACATATCGCACTAAATTAATTGCCTCGCGCATCACTGCTTTTTCAATGACACTGCGAGACTTGCCTTGCATCTCTGAAATCTTTTTAGCGACATTATCAGTGCCGACTATTTGAACATTGACGTTCATCGTCCCGACTCCGGTACGAAGTTAAAGTAATTGGAAAGAATCGATCTAGCAGCAGCAGGCATTCCCTCACTTGCCTGATTAGTTCCCGATGTGCCGTCATAAGTGATCGTTTGACCTGCCAATGACTGAGAACCAATCCCCAACCTGTCGCGCTCTTTGAATCGAGTCTTAATCCACATACATGCCGCTAATTTCATATCGCTAGGCCATGGATTGACATCTAAGTCATCGCCAAACCCCGCGCTAAACGTCATTTCAATATTTCGGATACCTTCATCAAATCGCAACCCACGCAATACGATTGCGCGATCACCAGACTGATAAATATAACCCGTTAAATTATTAACGGATGGCTGAATACTTCTACCATTGATAATCACCGATGAAACGGTGTTCAAAGGGTAGGAAACAGTCAGCATTCGATACCCGTTATTGCCATCGCGGTACTCGGTGATGTTTTCACGATAACCTAACTTGCGATTGCAAAACCCCTCAAAAGCAGGAATAACCGAATCAACCAACATTAGCATAGCTTGGTCTGAACTGTTACCAGTCGCACCTGCGTAAATCTTTGCTTCGTCTAATGTGATTAATGGCTTCATTTTTTACTCTTCCGCTTTAGCTTCTTTTTTGGTTTTCTTTGGCGATTCTAATGCTACTGTGTAACCGTGGCATCCGATTAAATCCGCTACGGCCGCCGTAGGCACTTCTACCGTTCCATCTTTTGCTACTGTGTAAGTCTGCCCATCAAAGCTAAGACTAGACGCGCATTCCGGTGCTGATAACTTTGCTAAATCCATTTTTCGCCCTTTCAAATATCGGGAGCCGTAGCCCCCGATAAGTTCAATTCACATTAAGCGTTTGCAATGTTTGAAATGATACCGATACCAAATGTTGCATAGATCGCCAACACGGTTTCAGCATAAACACCAGTTTCATACGCACGAGTACGGATAGGCCAATCAACTTGGTAGTAATCGCGGCGAGTCTTAACTTCGACCACGTTAGAAACCTCGTTGTTTTGGTAGTACATCGGCAAACGTTCAGCGTAAGCCATGATTGTGCCAGGTGGAACCTTTGGATGGATCTTAACAGGAATAATCGCGCCGCCTTCTGGCATGAATGGATTGTAATAGCTTGACACGATACCGCCAGCCACTACGCCGTATGGCTCATTAGAACCAGCGCCAGAATTAGGCGTGTTGTAACGTACCAAAGAGCCTTGAGCGTTGACC